TTCACCATTTAACCAATTTTCCATTCCCGTTTCAGGGTCAATCATTGAAAGTGAATATCTATCATCTTCCCATTTTGGTGAAGATAGATTGAATCCGGCATAGACTGTTGAATACTTAAAAAAGTTTACTATAAGATCTTGAGCATATAACGAAGTTGATAAGAGCATTCCAATTAACAATCTTTTCATTTTTATCTCCAGTTTAAAATTATTTTATAACTATAAATATTAATTTTTTACAGAAATCTCATCTGCTACTGCATGAAGGCTTTGCTTTTCCTTTTTATTAAGTTTATCAGTTGATTTTGACAAATAACCTTTTTTTCTCCCTTCCTCAAAACAGGGATCACACATAGATCCAGAAGGTATTTTTTTTTCTAATGTTAAGTCTTTTAGTTTTTCGTTGGGAACAACCATCTTCGTTCCTCTATCAGTCATATAAAATACTGTCCTTGTTATTCCAACTCTCACGATTCTGGCTTCTCTTCCGCTTATATAGATAATATCATCATTATTAAAATTATTACCCATAAAAACTTGCATCCCTTGAATCATATTTATAATTGATTCCTTAAAAAAGAAACCCAATCCAAATGTAACTACTATCCAACCATAATGTCCTATGAGTTTCTCAATAAGACCTTGCGCCTGGGCGTCCATTGTTATTTCTCCAGTTAATTAATTATACTTTTAGTCTACTATAAATATAATATATACTGTGAATTAAACATCAAACCTTAAAACAAAAGACATAGCTAAATCATTTTCATTTCTAATAGGTCTTGATGTTCTACCAACAACCAACAGATCATTATTATCATTATACAAACCAATAGTAGTAACATATGGTTGAAATTGTGAATGTGTAACAAAATTTTCTACAAGTTGAGTGGCCTGGTAGCTCGATGAAAATGAACCAGTTGAATTATAACCACCACTTGGATTATCTCCTGGTGGAAAATAATAACGAGGTTCTGCTCCTTCTACAACTGTAACACTACCACTTCTCTGATAAGTAAGACTTACATTTCTGGAAGTATTAAATTGTCCTGGATCCGCTATAACTGTATATTCATGTTGATAAATTGTATGAGTTGATCTGTAATCTATTTCAAATCCATCTGTTCCAGTTCCTTGTCCAACATCTTTATAAGAACCTGTATCAGTAATTACTATCATTCCCGTATCATAAAATACATTTCCTACAACACTTCCACTACCTTCTGATGTCCATGATTTATTTGGAAATTTAAAACTACTACTTTTAAAGGCCGCATAACTTGATGAATAATTCCAATCATAAAGATTACCATCTCCATCATCCTTAATTGTAAAAGTTATATCTGTGCTATTGTCTGTTACTTGTACTGATCCTGGTTTTATTTCCTCACCAAATAAATCTTGTGGAACTGAAATAACAGAGCATGAATCATGTAAAAGTCTATATTGTTTGTTTGGATTTGTTGGACCATAACTTAGAAATGGTTCTTTTCTTCCAGATGATTTAGGAAGTTTTGGATTTTTACTAAATCTTTCGTAATAAAGATTGTTTATGGAATAGTAAAGTGGTAAAGAATAATAAGTTCCAAGACTGTAAGGCTCTTTTTCAAGGCTTGCAGATAAAGAATTATAAACTCCAAAACTTTGAGATGCTGCAGAAGCTGTTGTAAAATTATGGTGACTTCCACTAACCCCCCTTAAACCATATACACCACTTCCACTATCTACATTAGTAAATTGGAATCTTTTGTATGTTTTAAAAGGTTCAATGGAAACGTCTTGTGGATGGACATTTCTTAACATAAAGTTTGCCCCCTATCAATTAAAAGTCAAGTTTAACTTTTATAAGAGCTTCCCTCGAATAAGATTTAAGAACTGGTTGACTCAATTTAGCAACTGCCAATAATTCATTTGCATCATTGTAAAGACCAACAGTTGTAATATATGTTTTTGGATCTTTAAAGAATGTAGCATTTGTAAATGTACCATCAGATGCTGTGAAAAAAGTTGGATTATTACTAAAATTAAATTCTTTATTTCCTGCTCTACAGAAAAAATGAGTGGAAGAAAGTCTTTCTTCTCTACGGGCTTGAAATTTACCACCTTGTATTATTGAATCAAGAAGTTTATGTGAATTATCAGCATTTGTATCTGATGTAGTAACTGTAGTAATATCTGCCACTAAACTATCCATTTGAGCTGCATTTAATACAATCAACCCCAAATCAGGATAAAATAATCCAATTCCACCACCTCCCTGTGATGCGGCTGCTGTTTTTGTAGAAGTAGTACCACTTTGGATTGAACCGCTCACTACATTAAATACTCTACCACCTATTCCAGAAGTTGGATTAGTAGTAGCTCCACTATCATCAATTAATTTAACGAGATTTGCTCCACTATCTAACCAAAGTTCCCAGTTACCTGGATCTAACCTTTCTCTCATTCTTGCCCGTTTCAATGAAATAGCGTAAAAATGTTTAGAGGTTGTATCTCCTGCATATGTGAATTTATCTACATTTGGACCCAATAGTAAATTAACAAGTTGTGCGTGAATTGCAGCGGAAGCTCTATTACCAGTTGCTGATCCTCGTGTTCCTTTTGAACCACTACCCTCAAGGTGTCCATAAGTAACAGAATATTGAATTTCTGCCTCACTATCTGACGCCGGGTCTGTTTTATATGCATCATAAAAATATAATCCTGTACTTGAACTCTGTGCAGACTGGCTATACGCGGTAGATAATGTATTTACTCCCGTACTCCAAATACCAGAAGATATAGTAGACTTAATATTCTTTACTACATCATTTTCTGCGTTAAATAATTTAAATGCTCCTGATAATGCCATTGTTACTTCTCCTTATATAGTTCTTCTTAACTCACGTTTCCACGATTATGGGGGATTGAATTATCCACTCCCACCACTTGGACTTCCTTGATCAGTCTTATTAACAGTTACAGTTAAAGTAGTCGTTGCTCCAGTTTGATTACCTACAATAGTAATCTGAGTAGATTTTTGAGCTGGACTTGAAAATGTCTGTGGAAGTACTCTTGCTGTCAACCCACTTACATTCTGACTTTGCGTCAATTCTTCATCACTTAAAGTAACAGGTACTAACGGTGCAGATGGACTTGGTGCTGCAGTTGCAACTTGAAGTGTTGCCACCGTAGTGTCATGTAAAATAAAAGTATATCCCTGTTCAGAATCAGTTGAATTTAATGTTCCGGGTTGTATTAATTCACCATTTCCACCACCTTGACTGAAATTCATAGAAGCTACCGCAACATCAAGAATAGGTAATCTTGATGTTTCTTTTGGTAAAGTTACAAGTTTATATTTCATAACTTGTGTTTCATCTGCTACTGGTTCTAGCAAAGGCATATTTTCTATAACTGATCCATAATAGTTAGTTCCATTGGGATGTGATGTATCCCAAAGACGATAATCTATCTCGTCATCTGCTATTGCAAATTTTGTTACTGCAAATTCGTTTCTACCTCTTGATAACAGTTCTCTACCACGCTTGGTAAGAACTGCATCTATCGTAATAGTTGTATTATTAAGAAATCCCATTTTTGTCTCCTAAATATAGATTTTTTTTGTTTTTAAACTGGAGTTTAAATTTGATAGTGAATAAAACTTTCTCACTTATAAATATATCAAACTCTAATTTTTCGTAGTTTTACTTAACTTTAAGCTTAGATTCTCCAGGTTCTGATGTTACTAATGTAGTTGGTGAAGTTACGATTATGGAAACTGGTTCTTCTAAATCTAAAGTTGTCTTTTTTGTCTGTTGACACCCTAAATATGCCAATCTAAAAAATGCGTTATCATATCCAACACTCCGTTTATCACTTCTATGTAATGACCGAGAAGAATAATTTCTTCGGTCTGTATCCCAAACGTATCCGTGATCTGACAAAGCAGTTTTAGAAGATGCATAGAAAAATTTATATTCATAATTGTGTTCTGAAAGTACAGATCCAGTTACATTTGGTTGTAAAACTTCTTTAAATATCTTTTCAGGACCACCTATTGTTATTCTAGCATCACCCCATCTTTCTTCGCCTCCACCCCATCCGGCAGTAGATGATGAAAGATTATATATGGAGGCTCCCCACAATGAAGATGTAACAAAACCACTATAAACATCATATGAACCACTTGCAAATGTGGTATCAAAGAAACTGGCTGATCCTTGTAAGTTTATTAGTGACCCAGATGGTGTGGGTACGGCCTGTGGTATTGATGCAGACATTGGAAGTGTTTCTGCAGATGCAGACTGTACAAACATATTAACATCACCTCTAACCACCAAATCTTCAAATGAAGGTTTTTTACCAATCACTTCCTTTTTTCGTTCAAGTATATTTGGTTCTATTAATAATCCAACACTTGCACGGGCTCTTGCAGGAACAAACGCTCTTAATTGATCAAAGAGTGATGTATCATAATATCGTATCAACCTAATATAATCCCAAAAACTATTTGGTGTAAGATATTTTTGCCAATAAGTTGTAGACACGTCTTCAAGTTGTCTATATCTATATTTGTATTTATCTCGTGGATCCCCAATATATTGGTCAAAATCTAAATTTGCAACTGACCGAATTATATCTTCATTAATAACACTAGTTGGTGAAAAATAAATTCCAAGTTTATTAGAATCAAGTGCAGATAAATCATATGAACTAAGTTCGGATCTCTTATCAACAGACAAACCACCAAACGACAATTTACTATTTTCCAATCTAATTTTATTTGATACTATCCTATTTGGGCCCATATTAGGAATTAACATTTGTTCTTCATCTACTACTGAACTAAAATGTGGTCTATTACCTAATGTATATCCATTAGCTGTTCCTGCCTGAGTATAAGATTGGTCTGCACTCGTATCTCGAATAGAAGTAGAACTATCAAGATTTGTATTATCATCAAACGAATATCGTAATACCAAATCCGTCCATGAAGCTGAAGCGTGATTTCCAGCAAAAGATTTTGGTGCTCTTACATGATTATCAAAATGTGATTCTGATAAAGCTGAATTCCAATAGCGAAACTCCATCATAGAACCAGTCATTTGATTACCAAATACATTATCAGATGCACCACCAATATAGGCGGTTTCATCTCCTACAAATGAACCATTCCAAGATGAACTATCAGCTCCATTAATAGTCATGGTTTCATCTGACTCTAAGTAAATCTTACTTCTACCTTCATCATACTTTTTCACCATCAATCTATATTTTACTCTCTGTGATATAGTATCTGCAGTTAATTGTGCCCCACTTGAAGATACACGAGTTAATGCTACAGAATAAAATTCCCCATCATGAATAGGAAATGATGATGACGAAAGTTCTGCGTAACCTAATGCTGCATTTGAACCATGTGCAAGTCTAAATGCTATGTGACCATAATTATCGGTTGTTGAATTCGTATCTTCTTTAATACCTATCGCAAATCCACCAGGATTTGTTCCTGCTTGAAATAGGGTTTGAAAAGAACCACTCGCTACTTGTGAACGAAATCTAAATTCTATTGTATCTGGTTTTCTTCCACTATTAGTATCATTTACCCAAGTGGACGATACATACTGTTCACCCTTAAAATCTAATGCCTTAGTAAAATTTCTATCTATAAAATATGCTGGTTTATTTGTATCTGGGTCAGGACCACCATATTCTTTAACTCTTAAAATACTTGATGGGATACCATAACAATTTATCAACCCCTTAAATGAACGGATAGTTCCACGAGTTTTAAGGAAAAAGGGCATATTATTTATCATTCTTTTCCATATTTCTCGTGATATATCTCTCTGTGACGTAGTAGAATAGGTAGAAAATGAATCTACATTAGAAGATCCAGTTGCTTCCTGACCAAGTAAAAATCTTGGCAAATCAATTAAATCAGTACCATCATTAAGATAAAATCCAAGAGAAGTTCCAACAGCGTATATTAAATCTCTTGATAAACCTTCAGTTAATTTTTGTCGTCTATCATATATTTGAGGAATTTCGTTTATGTATGTCCATATACCATCAAAATGTTCACCTGCCATATTAAAGAAAGTATGAAATGGTGCATTTCGTGTATCATTTAATATATGATCAGGAAGATTACTTAATAATCTATTTTTATTATTTCTATCATATAAAGATGCAGAAGATATTTGTCCATCATACCAAGATATGGCCTGTGATGAAGTAACTGGATATGGAACATATGGACTCAACTCATTACCTGTTCCCGATGATACTGGCCAAGAATTATCATAAAATTCCCCAAGTGAACTTGAAAAATAAGAAGAACTCTGATAATACATATAATTTTCAAATGGAACAAATTCATTCTTTATCTTTCTAACTTTCATTGCCAAACTTGCGGTTTGAGCATAAGTTAATGAACCAGAAATACCACTTAATGAATTACTTTGACTTTCATATAATTCTATCTTCTGTAATTTCGTTTTAAAGTTTTTTAATCTATCCTCTATAGAACTGAAATGTACAAAATTATCCCACTGTCTATAATCTATCCCTGTAAGTTCTATGCTTTCCATAAAACTACCACTTATTATTTCATTTTCTATAGCCTCTTTTATATTTGTATCACTTGAAACTATATCATTATAATTTTTAAACTTAGTATCTCGTTCAACGTAATAGCTATCAGCTGAAGTAGCTGTATCCCACTTTGGATTTCTTAAAACCACAGCATCTATATCTTCTTCTACAAAATCTACTAACTGAACTGTATCTGTATATGGTGGGATCATTTCCCTTGTTATATAAGTTAAATCACCTTTTGTAATAGTATCAGGTAATGGTTCATATAATTTATAAACTACTGAATATGGATATTTAGGATATTTTAATGCATCTTTCTGGAAGTTAATGATAAGACTTGATTTATCATCATCAAATTGTAAATAAGTATACAAATTTACAGGGTTTGATTCCCAAATAATATTCCAATTAGGATATGATACTTCATAAGTGCCAATATTACCAATTCTTTCAGCCTGTGTCTGCCAAGACTCATCAACTACTAACTCCGTAGAATTTATAACATTAGTTATATTCGAAGTATAACTTTTATAAATTGGTCGTGGAAGACCATCAGATGTTCTATATTGTGGTTGAGGTGCAGTATCTTCTCCGTAGCCTCCGAAATTAATCCATGCTCCTGGTGGATCTTTATAAATCCAAAGATTTCCAAATTCATCAATTAATTCTTGTCCTATAAAATCTGGAGGAGTTGGTAATCCATCTTCATCAAACCCATCTAATGGCTGGAATGATACATCAAGATTATCCATACGAGTTATTTCTCTTGCTCCTTCTATATCTAATCCAAGTTCTGACAAATTTTCGGGAATGGTCAAATCTGGATTCCAATTAGGTAATCCACCTCCTGTACCACCCGTTCCACCTGTACCACCCGTTCCACCTGTACCTCCTGTTCCACCCGTTCCACCTGTACCGGTTCCTGTACCCGTTCCCGTTCCTGTACCCGTTCCCGTTCCTGTACCGGTTCCTGTACCCGTTCCCGTTCCTGTACCCGTTCCACCTGTACCGGTTCCTGTACCCGTTCCTGTACCGCCTGTACGGCCCAGTCCATCTGGAGTACCCGGTCCACCTCCTGTACCGCCCGTTCCAGGGGGTTTTCGATTTTTCCGTAACATCATAGCAACCCCGGCCACAGTGGCCAACGCTAAAGCCCCAATTGCTAATTTTGGTAATAATCCTTTAAGTTTATCAAATAAACTTAATCCGTCTGGTACTGAGATTTTTGCTGATGGTTTTTGTGGTCCTCCACCTGTACCCGCTCCTGTACCTCCTGCACGACCACTTCCACCACCACCTGCAGCTTCTACTTCGACGCCATCACCACAAGAACCCATTCTGGGTATCATTGTGTTTTCTTTACCACCCCAATATATTATTCGATTCTTCATTATTTATTATGGGTTAAAATATTATTAGCGAAAAATGTATTATTTTCTACTTTAAAAATATAAGTTTGAACTTCACCCAATTCTTCTTTTATATGAGACAATTTAATTTCTTCTAATTCACTGTCGTTATTATAATAACAAACATCACCAACTTCAAGTTGTCCAATTTGTCCAATATCATATCTTTCCATTGTCCATTCAGGTTTATAAGAACACCAACCCTTGCCTTTTACATAATATGGATGGTCAAATGTATTTCCGTTTACCACGTCACCAAATGTCAATTTAACAATATCATCGTGTATTGGACTCATTAATTTAATAACTGTACCGTTTTCGATTTGACTTATTTCTTCATTCCAAGATTTAACAATATCTCCAACTTCTATATCTTCTATGTTCTTCATAGAACCATCTGACATTGTTATTTGAGTACCTGCAATAAAACAGAATTCATCATCACCACCTGACCAGTCGGCTGTGAAAGTTACACTTACTGAAAAAGAATCTGTTACATTATTAAGTGTTTTTTGGTTGCCACCTCCGTTCAAACTGCTGGGCGAGGCAGGCAGGTTATTTCCAGACCAAGTATTGACTCTCATATTATCATCGGGAAATGCCCGCAAAGTTACTGATCCCCCAGGATATACCGCCCCGCCACTGGCGTCTCCACCTGGACCATTATTTACAGTTACAGTATATTGCACGACTGGCGTAAAAATAGCCTGTATACTTGCATTTTCAGTAACTGTCAGCGTAGTAGTTTCAGCTTCCGGTGTGGTTAAAGTAATACCATCTGAAATCCATTCGACAAAGTCATGAGTTTGATATCCCTCATTATTGACATGCGGAATAGCAGTAATAGTAATCACAGTGCCTACAACATAAGTACCCCCTCCAGTTGTTGATCCACCATCAATATTTCCAGGAGCAACTTCTATATTATATGATGGAGGTACATATAAGCTTTGAAAATTTGCTGTTATAGTAGAATCGGCTTTAACTACAACTGATGTTGATGGACTATTTGTATCTAAAATTTCACTTTCTCCACTCGAATCTGTCCAATTTAAAAATCCATATCCAACATCCCCCTGTCCACCAGATGTATCGGCTGTTGCGGAAATGTCAATTATACTATCTCTTGTAGCTGTAGTTCCACCAGTTGCTGTTCCTCCTGTTCCCGCTGCAACTATTATAGTATACTCTGGAGGAATATAGTTTGGTCCAGATACAAATTGTCCATCTATTATAGAATAAGTTAATGTATTTGGATCGGTTATTCCAAAGTCACCAGTAATCTCTAAATCGGGACCATCGGGAATGGCGTTAATAGTCGAATTATCTAACTCGTATCCCCAATCTATATATTCCGCGGTGGTTTCATTTTCATCAGTTGCTGCATTATATACAGTTAGTTCCGCTACATACTGTCCTGTTATTGTTGCCAATTGCCAAGCAGTAGCCATCGAATCAATAAACCGTTTATGTCCACTCTGTATGTAATAAACTGCACTATTAGAGTGGCGAATCATACGACCATCAAATGGACTTGTTGATGGTGATGGTGATGGTGATGGTGGCGGATCTTCCTCTAGAGTTGGTATAAATGATTTTAACTTACTACCTCTTAATCCTGGTCCATCTTGTGGTGCATTCCTATTTGAATAAACATCAGTAATAACATCTGTAAAATTTGGTGTCATTATAGTTACAGTAGGAGTATAACTTCCTACAGTATCATATGTATGATTTGCAAATGGTGTATCAGTAATTTCAGTATGACCACATCCAAAATCAAAGTGATATCTTATACCAGGTGTTGTTAAATTTGGTATAGGTGTGTATCCTTCGAAATTATGTCCACCTAAAGTTTTTTGATTAGACTCCTCCTTTACTACATATCTGACTGCCATAGGAAATCCAACATCTTTTAAATCATATGCCTCTATATATGATTCTGGAATCGGATCTTCTAATGACCAAGCTTCATTTTCTTCTGTATTTGTTATATCTTCATATCCAACAGTAAATGCATTTTCAACTTCAAGAAATCCATTTTTATATTTCTGTTCAAATCCAATATCAGATTCTAGCTTAGTATCAAAATTAAATGCCGTACTATCAACACCATTAAATTTCCCAGATCCATATCCACTACCAGACAATGGAACATAAACTTCATACATATTAGATAAACTATTAAATTCTTGTTTATATTTATTTAAATTAATTAACTGTGGTGCGAGTCTAACTTCTTTTCTATCGGATGATATATCATCAATAAAAAATTTATATTCTTTTACATCAAGTTCACTTGGTGGACTACCATCTGCCGGAGGACCTTCTCCCTCATATACCTTTCCATCTTCATCCACATAAAAGGCTCCCATCGATTCACCAGTAAGTTGTGGATTACCACTATAAACTATCCCTGAATCATTACCTACATTCTTGGTCAATACAACCTCATCTGAACCTGCCATTCGTCTATAAAAATAATATTTAATTTTATAATTACCACGAGTAAAACCTGCTTTTCTTAAATCAGTACCTGGATCTAATTTTATATCACCATCACTATTTTCAAAATTTTCACTTATACCAGATTTAATATATTCATCATTCATATTATATACATGAAATTTTACATAATCATTAATATGATTGCCAAAAGTGGGAGCATAAGGCCCGCCGGATTCCCCAAGAACAATAGTATTTTCCTTCTTTAAAAGTTTATAATCCTTTTCTTTTAATCTTGTCATGTCTTGTGACAATCTTATACGAGTTCCGTTATATTGTCCCCCCGTTGTTGGATCACTTTCTATAATTAAATCTGTTTCTGTTTCTTGTACTTGAACTGCCATTATAATACGAGGTCCTTTATTTCTGTATCTAAAATTTGATAATGTAAATCACCCGAATGATAGTGGGGAGAATTTTTTGCAACAGGTAATCTTTGATCTGGTCTATTATAATTTAATCCCGTATCTGGATTCTCAAATGCTAAAAATGTTCCTGCCTCATTTCGTAATGGTACTACTCGACCTATATGAATTTCTCCTAAATTTTCATCATATACTTTAACTACATCAGTAAAAGTTTCAGCATCTTCTAATTTCTTTTGATACTCAACTCTATCTTGCTCATGGAGTCGTTGCCAATACTCATTGTTTAATAACTCTTCTTTTGTATATGGCATTTTCTATCTCACTACCTTAAACGAATGATTCTCATCAAAATATTGTACAGTTTCATCGGCAGTTCCACTACCACTAACAACCTTATAATTTATTCTATAAAATCTTTCTGATTGTAATCCGTCCATCCAAAAATTAAAATAATTACCTGTACTATCACAACTTACTTTCGAACCACTTCCGAATGGAACAAGAACGTCCTCTGTATAAGCATCTTTAATTTGATAATATGTACTTCCACTTGGTAGATATTTTACAGTATTATACCCAGTAGAATATTGAGTGGATGAATAAGTTCTTTCAGGAAATCTTTCTCTCCCAACAACTCTAAATTTTACTTTTGATTTCTCTTTATATTTTGATCGGAATCCTCTCATATAAAGTACCATATCTTCTAAATTATCTGAAGAAAGTGCCGATAAAGAACCAGTTGTCCATTTTGAATCGTCCCATAAAACTTCTAATTTTGGTGGATATATCGTATGAGTTTCACGAGAAAAGAAACTAAAATGTCCATAACGAGTAGTATTTCCTTCTTCAACATTTGAATCTGTATTTCCAATACTACCACTTCTCTTTAACATAAATCCTTCATTTGGAACTGTACTATGTAACCATTTCCATACAATATCAGTTACATCCATTCTCAAATCGTCAGGCTCGTGTGTAAAAGATTGAGAAGCTTCATATCCACTTCCACTATACCAAGTTCCACCAGAAGCAGAAATTTCATTCCATTGAGTTTTTTCAATCGAATTATCTTTCCATTTCCAACTTGCCCCATCTTCTACCATCGGAAAATAACTAAATTTTCCAGAACCATTTTCCCAAGATTGACTTACTGGATATCCATATAAAGTTTGACTTACATTAAGGTCTGATGAATTTGCGTCATATAAATTTAAATAAAATTTTGTTTGTGAACCTGATATAATTAATCCTGATGATATTGATTTTGATACATAAGTCAAATCAAATTTAATTAACGCACGAGAAACATTTGTTGCAGAACCATCGGCGTTCATATCTTTTCTGACCTCAAGAATTTCATCTTGGCCGGCGTTCATACTATGACTCATTTCATATAATGTTGTATCTTTTGTTGCGTATTCAAAATAATGCATTAATTTTCTCCTCTAAAAAATCATACCGGCGGAATCACCAACCGCCCTTCCTTCTATATCTATATTAGGATTTTTTAATTCAAACATTGATGGATCCAAGGAAGGATATACTATACCATCTTTTGTTGCGTAATTTATATCATAAATATTTCCAGAATAACCATCTGTAGTTTGCCATTTATTAGTAATTAATACAGGATGTTTTTGTGGGTTATCTTCCGAGGGCGGAACAATTGCCCCAACACCATCAACATTTGAAATAATTGCGGCCAGTTCTGCAATTACAATTGGTTGATTTATTTGCCACCTATCTATGTTAAAAAACTCTTTAACTCTTTCTATACATTTTAAAGTTACTTCAGCCTTATTGAATCCCCTACGGGCTATAAAAACAAATTTTACTCCTATATTAATAATCCATGCATTTTTAATATTAACCGCATCTGTTACTAATCTATACTGACTAAGATATGTTTTAAGATTTTCTTTGACTGCCACATTAAGTTGGGTAAGTTTTTTATTTTCATCATATCCAAGTGTATATAAATTCATAGCCATTGGATTTGGAAGTCTTTTAATGGATGATTCTACATTTTTGCTTTTAATTTCTTCTAACTGACGTTCATCAACGAAAATACTTGAACCGTCTGAAGTTTCTTTTTGCATACTCGGAATATTTAATTGTTCATCTTGAACAATATAGGCCTTTGCTACTGCTCCATATTTATTGCCCATCGCATAAGTTCTTGTAATATAATCCTCTTTTGTTACCGTCCTACCTTGTGACTGAAAATATGCTAAAGCATTATTTTTAATTTCAATTGTAGATTCTGCTGATTTTCCTCCCGTTGCTGGATACGGATTAGTTGCTGCTACAGAATTTTGGGTTGACTTAACTAAACCCGAATCGAGTCCTGAAGTTTCATGGGTAAAACTAAGATCGGTAATAGTGTTTATAGTTTCTGCGGCCACATTATCACTTATACCACCACCATATGAATATTTAACAGTAAGAGTTGTATTTGCTGGTGACTGTCCATATGCTTCTGTTTTAAGAAAATTTGCTGGATCAAAATAAGTATCAAGTTTAGATGGACTGCCTGGTAAAGATGAACCTACTGAACTTGGATTTGGAACAATTTCTTCATCTGGACTATCTGATATACCAGAACCAAATCTCAATTCTGTTTTACCATCTTGAATAATATAAGTAACAAATCGTCTTGGTGTCTTTTTTAATTTTAACAAATAAGGAACTGTATCATTATATTGAACCAAACTTGGATCAGTTGCTGCTGTATTCTCTACATCTATAAATGTAGTATCTTGTGCCAAATATGGAACTTCGTACCATATATTACTATCACTATCTATTACTGAAATTATTTCTATAACATCTGACTTGGCCAATTTTACTCGTGGATATGCCTCGGCTGTACCAAAGGAAAAAGATTCTGTATTTATTTCTCCACTCTGTACGCGTGCACTTTTTTTCAAAAGATAAAGTGAAGGAAGTTTTGTAGTTTGATCCGTTTCATATACATTAATATCTAATGGATCAAAAGAACTTGAAAATTTAAAATTACAATCTTCTAACATAGTAAACTTCGTATCGCTAGTTGAAGTAATTTGTGTACCTTCATCTACAGTCAGTGCGTATCTCATATCAGGCTTTACAGCTGTTCCAGATCCAATTGCAGGTACGGTTTGGTAAACATCAACATTTGCAACAGATGGTCGAGTTAATCTTGGTTTATACCCGTAAACCTGTGCCATTTCATATACAGTTTTCTTTTCTTCTGCGTATGACAATAACATTTCTTTAAATTGTGTATCTACATAATATGAAAGAACATCACCAACATAAGATGCCATTTCTATAAACATCATTCCGGGTGAAGCTTCATTGAAATCATTATAAGTACTTGGATAATAAGTTTTTGCAAACTCTATCAATCCCTCCCTGAAGGCGCCAAAGTCTTTGTTTAAATATCTTACATCCTTTTGGACTCTATTTGCCATTTTATTTCTCCTCTAAATTATTCACCAGCGGTTTGCATAGATATAGATACAGTATCATGAACTGTTGGGTTCATTACAAGACTAAATTCAAGTAAAATATTTAACTGATTTATTTCTATCTCATCTGGTTCAACTTCTAATTTATTAACCGATACATGAGGTAGCCATTCTACCATTGCTGTTGATATATTTTCTTCAACAGTTGATATTAACTGGTCAGACATTGGTTCAAATAAAGTCAATAATAAATCTGCACCAAAGGTGGGCTGTCCTACTCTTTCACCTCTATTAGTTAAAAGTAAATTTCTAATATTACTTCCTGTCTGTGAAAGTGTGGTTGATGTACCAGGAAAAAATCCTTTTACATCATCGTGTTCCATAGGTAAACCTAACCCAATTGTTACATCTGGATCTAAATCTAATTCTAATGCACTTCGTGCTCGGGCCATTTATTTGCTCCATTATGGACGAAAACTATTTCCGCCACCTTTTTTCTGGTCTATTGCTTTCAAAACTGCTGAATAATCTCTCGTTAATGCATTTTGTACATGGTCGGGAACTTGATCAACTGAAACACCGGCTTTCTTTATAGAATCTACCGCTGCTATTTCTCGTTTCTTTTCCTTCGCCTCTTCTGTATTTCCTAAACCAGTTGCCCCAACAAGTACATCATTCATCTTACTGGTATCATAAACTCCACCACCCATCGTTGGGTATCCACTACCATCACCCTGTGGAACTCCACCAACGGTTTCATTTAGTACCTTGTTAAGAGCTTTGTTTGATGTATAATTTACTTCCTTTTTAGGTTTAGTTTTATACTGTTTTCTAATAGGTTCTTTAAAGTCTTTTTCAG